ACCCAGGTCGTCGCGCTGGCGAGCCGCAGCGGTGCAGTCGTCGGTCGGCTGTTCGACTCGGCCCTCAAGCATAACAACATGACGGAGGCCGATGTCGAGCAGTTGGCAAAAAACTAAACGCCTCGCCATCGCGTCGGTTCCTCTTCGCGCTGGCGGGGCATCTGCGGATGACCGTTCGCGAATTGTGCGAGCGGATGGATTCGCGGGAGTTGAGCGAGTGGATGGCATACACGAGGTACTTCGTTCCGCTATCCGACCCGTGGCTCCAGACAGGACTGCTCGCCTCGATCGCGATGGCACCGTACACGGACCCGAAGAGAGGCAAGCCGCCGACGGCTGAGGACTTCATACCGAAGGCTCGACCACCGCAGCACGAGTCGCAGGACCGCGAGGCGATCCTTCGGCTACGGCGTGAGATGGGGATTGTGGACTAATGGCGAACATCCTCGGACTCGCGCTGAAGATCTCAGCGGACTCGACGCAACTGAAGCTCACGCCCGCAGAGCGTGCTCTCCAGACGCTCGGTGCCGAAGCGGCGAAGCTCACCGGCGTCTTCGAGCAGTTCACGGGCGAGAGCACAGCGGCAGCGGCGGCACAGCAGAAGTTCGCCACCGACCTCGCGTTCCTAAACTCGGCATTGAAGACCGGGCAGATCACCGCCCAGCAGTACGCCGAAGAGTTCGCGAACCTCGCCCAGGCGTCGGAGCAGGAAGCCGCCGCGCTCCGCGAGGCGGCCCGAATCACCGAGTCGGTGCGGACTCCGTTCGAGCGTTTCCAGCGGACGGCGGGCGAGCTCGCCGTCCAGCTCGAAGCGGGACGCATCTCGCAGGAGACGTACAACCGGGCGGTCGAGCAGGCGTCGCGTGGGCTGACTGACGCGGAGCGTGCGTCGGCCGGACTCGCGGCCCGCACCGCTCAGATCGCCGACGCTGGCGGGCAGGCACAACTCCAGTTCAACGAGCTCTCTGGCATCTTCTCGATTCTGCCCGGCCCGCTCGGAAACATCGCTGGCCGAATCTCGGGTATCACGTCAGCGAGCGAGGGGCTGTCCCGCGTGTTCGCTGGCGGTCTGTCGCAGGGCGTCTCGGCGATCGGTGCGTCTGTCGCTGCGCTAGCGAATCCCTTTACGATTGCGGCGGCTGGGATCGTTGCAACAGGGGTGGCAGCACAGCAGGTTGTCGCAGGTCTGCTTCGCCTGGAGGACCGCGTCGAGAATCTTGGGAACACGGCCGACAAGCTTGGGCTGTCGTTCGAGTTCATCCAGACGCTCGAAGAATCTGCGAATCGCAGCGGCACAAGCATCGACGCAGTGAGCGCGGCGTTCGGTCGGCTCCAGAAGTCGGTGCTCGGCGTCGATGAGGAGAGCAAGGCAGCACAGAAGGCGCTCGCTGAGATCGGCGTCACGTCGCAAGAGCTTGCGGACCTTGACCCGCAAGAGCAGTACCTCAAGATCGGGCAGGCACTCGCTGGGATCGAAGACCCGGCGAAGAGGACTGCAACCGCCATCGCTTTGTTTGGCAAGACCGGCACCGACCTCATTCCGTTCTTCAACAACATCGCCGGTGCGTCTGCGGACATGGAGCGATTCAACGCCACGCTGTCGGCGGTAGATCGAACTCGCATCGACGGGCTTGGCACAGCGTTCGACGGAGTTGCCGTAGCGCTGCGTGGGTTCGGGCAGGAACTGCTCACGCCCTTCATCGGCATCACGCAGTCCATCAGCGAGGGACTGTCGCCTGCGCTGACGACGCTCGGGCGTCTTCTTGGTTCTGTGCTCGATGCGATTTCGCCATTCACAAGTGCTCTCGGGCTCGTCGCAAATGTTGCTCTTCAGGCTGCGTCTACCGTCGGGAGGCTCGTTGGCGTCGCGCTAGAACCTCTTGCCACGGTTGGCCGCGCGCTATCGTCTGCATTCGATGTCTTGAGCCAGACGTTCTCGCGGTCATTCGACGCAGTCAATTCTGTCATCGGCTCGGTTGGTCGGTTCCTTCAGTTCGAGGGGTCGATTGCGGCCGTTTCGAGGGCGTTATCTGCCGTAGCGTCCACGGTCGCTGAGACGCTCTCGCCCATATTCGAGCGGCTGTCCGAAATCGGCCAGCGAGTCGGTGCAATCCTGTCGGCGGCGTTCGAGCAACTCGGGTCATTCTTCGCTTCGTTCGCGAGCTCGACCGTCACGCGCATCGGCGAAGTCATCTCGACGCTCCTAGAGGTGACGGGCATTTCCGACACGGTGGCCGCTGTCGCCGAACGCATCGGTGAAGTGTTCGGGTCTGCGTACGACATCGTCAGTGGCGTCGTCTCGACGATCGGCGGGCTGATCGAGCGAGTATTGAAGTTCGCCGAGGATTGGCTCGGCATCACGGCGACGATCGCGGAACCTGTGCAAGCGACGATCGAGGTAGACGCTGGCGACACGATCGCGGATCTGATTGCCGAGAACAAGGAACTCGGCAAGGTCATCGACGGCATCACGAAGAGCGTCAGCGACGCGATCAACGAGTCGGCCCAGTTTGGACAGGCTGGCTTCGACGCAGCGCTGCAATACCAGCAGAGCATCGACGACCTCAAGGAGAAGTTGTCCGCCGGTCTCTTCAATGAGGAGACGTTCCGCATTGAAGCAGAGAAAGCCAAGGTTGCATTCGACGCCGAACTCAAGCGAATCGAAGAAGACGCCAGCCTGGAAGTCCAGATCACCGAGAATGCAACGAAGACCCTTGCGGGAATTGACGAGGCGATATCTAAGGCGATCGAGAAGGCGACTGAGTTTGGCGAGGAAGGGTTCAGCGCCGCACTGTCGATCCAAAACGCACTGACTCCGCTGAAGGAGCAGTTCGACCGTGGGATCATCAACGAAGAGAGCGTTCGGCAGGGAGTCGCCAAGGCAAACGCCGAATACGAAAAGCAGCTTGAGGCGATAAAGAAAACCCGCGACGAGCAGGCGAAGGCGGTCGAGGACGACAAGAAGCGAATCGACTCGCTGCTTGGCGTTACGAATGCCGCCGGAAAGGTCGCTGCTGATCTTGCTACGGTCGAGCGGGAAATCTCTCGCGTACAGCAGCAGATTTCTGAGACCGGCGTCGGGAAAGACGGCGCTGCAGAGGCTCGCCTGCGAGAACTGCAAACCCTCCAAACGCAACTCGACGCACAACTAGAAGCCGCAGCACAGGGATTCGACGAAGGATTCGCGGACGCGTTTGCAAAGACAGGCGAGAAGTTCAATGAGCTTGCCGCCAAGGCAGGCGAGTTCGGACAGGCGGGCGCTGACGCAGCGCGGCGGCTCTCGGAAGGCATTCAGGCGGCGCAAGACCAGGCTCGTGATGGAATCCTCAACGCCGCCGCGTACGAGCAACAGGTCGAGCAGCAGAAGCGTCTCTTCGAGAACGAGCTTGAGAACATCAAGAAGACCGCCGATGAGCGGAAGAAGATCAATGAGTTCGTTGACAAGCAGCTCATTGCATTTCGCTTCGGCGGCGACAACGAACGAGCAGAGGCGGCGATTCGGGCGGTCGAGATCGAGAAGGAGATCATCCGTGTCCAAGAGCAGGTGAGGATTGCTCGCGCCAACGGCGATCGCGAAGCGCTCAACGCGGGTGTGCAACGAATCGGTCAACTCGACCAAGTGCTCGCAAACGAGCAGGCAATCGCAAACGGCCGCAAAGAGCTTGAAAAGCAGCTAGGGGAGCAGCGAGACAAATACCTCAAGCAACTCGAACAGCAGCAGCAACAAGCCCAGCAGGCCCAGCAAAAGTATTTGGAAGAGCAGGCAAAGGCTGTCGAAGCAGAGAACCAGCGGCAGGTCGCCCGCATCCGCGAGCTCAACACGCTCGGCTCGGGTGTGATCCAAGGCAACGACATCCGCACCGCCGAAGGTGCGGCGCTCTTCCTCAACCTCGCCGCCAACCAGCAAGACCCGGCGCTCATCGAGGCTCGTCTCCAGACGCGGCGGCTGACAGAACTGCGTGACACGCTCGTGGCAATCTCGGCACAGTTCGCCGGGCCCGTTGTCCAGATCGGTGGAGGAGTCGGCTGATGGGCGTCGCACATCATCGCGAGCTACCGCGCTCGAACAAGTTCCGCCTCGGCGAGGCCCGCGACCTCACGCGGCAGTTCGTCGTCACGCACGACGCGTCCGGGCAGGCGACGACGGCGAACCAAGTCGCGACGGCGCTGTCTCTGGAGATCGGCGTCGCGCACCCCGAATACGCCGACGTGCGGTGCGTCGAGATCGAGTACGAGGAGAACTACGAGGGCTCGCAGTACCACTCGCTCGTCACGGCGAAGTACGGCTTCCCGAGCGGCGGGCTCGACCAACTCGCGGCACCGACGAGCCGCCCGGCGCTGTGGACGTTCACGACGCAGGGCGCGACGGTCCCGGCACTCTTCTACTACCACGGCAGCGGCAACGGCGATCAGCGCCCGCTCACCAACTCGGCGTACGACTACTTCGAGGGGCTCACAACCGACGAGGCTCAGTGCAAGGTCGTGATCTCCGAGAACCGTGCCACGTTCCCATCGGCGCTGGCGATCGCGATCACGAACACGATCAACTCTTCCTCGTGGATCGGCGGTGCGACGCACTGCTGGAAGTGTCAGGGCATCTCGGGCGAACTCAAATTTGAAGAATACGGCGGCACGCTGCATCGCTTCTGGGCTGTGAAGGTCGAGCTCCTGTTTCGTCAGACAGGCTGGCCGCTGCAACTGCCCGACGTGGGATTCAATTTTCTCGCTGGCGGGCAGAAGCGACGCGCAATGGTGTTCGACTTCGAGAATGCCGAGTGGGTTGCCTCACCCGGCCCGGTCGGGCTCGACGGGAGCGGCGCGCAGACGCTCGGTGCTCCCGCGATCCTGACGCGTCGGGTCCATCGCGAGGTGAACTTCAACGATTACTTCGGCTCCCCGCCAGCGTGATCTATGGCCGACCCGGTGATCTTCGATCGCTCGTCTGCCGAGCGGATCGCGAACGCCGTGCGTCGCGTCGAGATCGGCGATCGCACCGAGAGCCCGCTGCGGTTCGACACGGTGCCGCCGCCCCAGCAGCGCAAGACATTTCGCATTGCGACGTTCAGCGGTGCGTGGGCGATCAATGCGACGAAGACCGTCACGTTCAAGTATCAGACTGCGACGCCGAATACCGCGAGCGTGGTGAATCTGTTCTTTCCGTACCCGGCAGTCACGAGTGCGACCGACTGCGCGATCGCGAAGGATGGCACCGCGTGGCATCTGATCGACGTGCCGTTCGCGACGGCGACTGCGGTGTTCGTATCTGCGACATCGGCGCAGACTGTCGTCAGCAACGTGACGGTGCAGAACACGTTTGTCGCGACGACCGCGAGGCTGACGTACGTGCAGAGCGTTAGCGTGGCGGCGTCCTTGAATACGAACAACTGCAACATCACGGTCACTACGAACCAAGTCACGAACGCGTCAAGCGTAGTCACTGGAGGCTCTGTTTCTTCTACAGTGAATCGCACGACTGCCTCTATCAACGTCGTCAGTAGCACCTACACAGCGACCTTCGTTCGCCTAGGGGCGTGACATGCCTTGCGTTTGCTGCAATACGGGCAACATCATCGATTGCCTCGGTTGCTTTATCGAAAAAAAGACGCTGAACGTGACTATCACGACGAGCAGCGGCAGGCCGTTTCGAGACACGGTGACGACTCTGAACGGACAGCCTTGGCGCAGTCTCATGCCAGGATCAGCATC